GCGCCAATACCGATGACCCGATCGATGACGACGAGCGTTTCGGTTGGTGGGGCGACAGTTTTCCCTCGGTGACCGACGACCGTATCGGTTCGCGGCTGTGGCTGTTGCGGCGGGTCAAGCTCACCGCACAGACCCAGCTCGACGCCGAGTTCTATGCCCGGGAAGCCTTGCAATGGCTGCTCGACGACGGCCATTGCAGCGCCATCGACATTCAAACCGAACGGCTCGACGCCCAGCGACTGAACCTGCGTACGGTTCTGACCCTGGCCAGCGGCGAGCGCCTGGATATCAACCCGAACCATAGTTGGCAGGTGACTTATGCCGTTTGAAACCCCTTCGCTGCCGGTGTTGATCAACCGCACCCAAGGCGACCTGGCCGGCGATTCGCTGCGCCAGTCCGATGCACAGGTCCTGGCCCGCACCTTGAGTGGTGCGGCCTTCGGCCTCTACGGCTACCTCGACTGGATCGCCGATCAGATCCTGCCCGACACCGCCGATGACACCACCCTGGAGCGCATTGCCGCACTGCGTTTGCATCAACCCCGCAAGGCGGCGCAAGCGGCCAGCGGCAGTGTCAGCTTTACCGCGGCAGCAGGGGCGGTACTTGATGCCGGTACCTTGCTCCAGACCAGTGATGGGCGCAGTTACACCGTGACGGTGGGTGGCACCACCAGCGGCGGGACCAATATTGCACCGATCCAGGCGCTGGACGCCGGCAGCCTGGGTAATGGTGATGCCGGTTTGACTTTGTTTCCGGTGCAGCCGGTGCAAGGGATCGGTAATACCTTCACGGTGCTGGATCCGGGCTTGAGCGGTGGTGTCGCGGCGGAAAGTATCGAATCGTTGCGGGCTCGGGTGATTAGCTCCTACCGCATTATTCCCAATGGCGGTTCGGCGGCGGACTACGAAACCTGGGCACTGGAATGTCCGGGGATTACCCGGGCCTGGTGTCGCGGTAGCTACCTGGGGCCGGGCACCGTCGGTTTGTTCGTGATGCGCGACGACGATCCGGTGCCGCTGCCGGATGATGGTCAACTGGCGTTGGTCCAGGCCTATATCGACCCCTTGCGTCCGGTGACCGCCGAGTTGCATGTGCTGGCGCCGGTGTTGGTACCGGTGACCTACACCTTGCGCCTGATCCCGGATACCACCGCCATCCGCGCCGCCGTCGAGGCCGAGTTGCAGGACCTGCATGATCGTGAGGCTGGCCTGGGTGAAACACTGTTGCTGACCCATATCGCCGAGTCCATCAGCAGTGCCAGCGGCGAGCAGGATCACCTGCTGGTTTCGCCGTCCGCCGATGTGCCAGCCGCCACCAACCAGTTGCTGACCTTCGGAGGTTGCGTATGGCTGGAGTAAGAACGGCCGAGCAATACCAGGAGCAGTTGCGCAGCTTGCTGCCAGCGGGGCCGGCCTGGGACCCGGAGCAAGTGCCGGAGATCCAGCAGGTACTGCTGGGTATCGCCCAGGAACTGGCGCGGGTTGATGCCCGGGCCGTGGACCTGATCAACGAAGTGGACCCGGTGACGGTCAGTGAACTGGTGCCGGATTGGGAGCGGGTGATGAACCTGCCCGACCCGTGCCTGGGCCCTAGTCCATTGTTCGAAGATCGCCGTTTGGCGGTGCGTCGGCGGTTGCTGGCAGTGGGTGATCAGAGCATCGGTTACTTCATTGATATCGCACGCAGTCAGGGATATCCGAACGCCAGCGTGACCGAACTGCAAGCTTCCCGCATGGGCTGGTCACGGTTCGGCAAGGCGCGCTTCGGCTCCTGGCAGGCGCAGTTCATGTGGACGCTGAACACCGGTAGCCGATTGCTTATGGGGCGGCGTTTCGGTGCTAGCTATTGGGGCGAGCGTTTTGGCGTCAACCCCGGCAGCGCCCTGGAATGCCTGATACATCGCACCGCACCGGCGCATACGCTCGTGCACATCAATTATGACTAGAGGATAAAAACGTGGATTACCCAAAAAGCGTGCCCAGCGTTGGGCTGGTGAATGGCAAGTTTGTCGATGAGAGCCCGGTGAATGGAACACCGGGGTCGTTGATCCCCTCCAGTTGGGGGAATGCGGTGACTGACGAGATTTTGTCGGTCATCCGTTCAACCAATGTTGTTCCGGCTGAAAGTAATAATGCTCAGCTGACAGATGCGATTGTCAGTATTGCGGATCTGCGAGCCTCTCAAGCGGTTTCAAAAGCCGTGGCTCAAGCCACTGAAAGCGCTGCAGGTGTGGCGAAAATCGCCACGCAGGCTCAGACCAACTTGGGTGTTGATGATACGACTATCGTCACGCCTAAAAAGATGGCCGGGGCAGTCCAGGGCCAGGCCCTGGTTGCTTTCACGACTGCAGGCACTGCACCTCAGTTTACTTTGGCTCCTGTGCCCGCGATCACTGCATATACGGCGAATCAGCGGTTTCAGGTGAAGTTCCATTCGGCGGGCGCCGGTTCTGACAAGATGAACATCTCGGGCCTCGGCCCGAAGAGCATCATGCAATACGATACCAGTGGGAACAAAGTCGCTGCTGTCATCCAAGGCCAGTTGACTGACGCTGTGTATGATGGCACCGACATTGTTTTGCTTGATCAACTGCCAAGCGCGTTTGGTGTAACACCTCCACAATTTGATAACTCAAGCAAGCTGGCGACTACTGCATTTGTTCAAGGGGTTGGACTCCAGTTTAGCAGTATTGTCGCTCTTTCTGCGAACGCCACGCTTACTTCTGCTCATGCAGGGGCGCTGATTATTGGTAGTAGCAGTGCGTCTGCAATTGGCGTAAGTTTGCCATTAAGTTCTGCTATGCCTGTAAAGAGTGTTATCAGGTTTTGGAACTACGGTAATGCAACGATGACTTTGACCTGTACTGGGTCAGACACTGTTGTAACCCCGTACCTTGGGACAACACTTTCTGTTCCGACTGGCGTTTCAATGACATTGGTCAGCGGTAATGGGAATTGGTATGTCATTGATATGTCTGGTGTTGGGGTAGGTCAGACTTGGCAGAATGTTTTGGCGAACAGGGTGTCTGGAACGACATACACAAACAGTACTAGCAGGCCGAAGCTTGTAAGTATTATAGGAGCTAATGATTCTGTCCTTCGATATTTTATTGTTGGTGGGGTTAACGTAGGTCAGTTTACGTCGATTTACTCTGGTAGTATAATTTCGACTGTTTCGGCGATTGTACCCCCATTCACTACATACTCGGTGACTGCGGGTTTAAATATATCTGCTGGTTGGATGGAGTTAATCTAATGAAATATTACATTTGCCGACCTACAGGCGAGATTTTTGCCTACGAGTCTGACGGTTCACAGGACGCTTATATCAGCGCTGATCTTGAGTTGTTGAGCGATGACGAATTGACTGTAATTCGGACTGCTCAGGCCGCGGCCGCAGCTCCTACGCCCGAGCAGATCTTGCAGGCTGCGAATGCCAAGCGTGACGACCTACTTTCTGTTGCTGCTCTGCGCATAGCCCCTCTACAAGATGCTGTCGATTTGGATGCCGCGACCGACGCCGATACGACAAACCTGAAACTCTGGAAGCAGTATCGGGTGGCCGTCAACCGTGTATCCGAGCAGCCTGGCTTCCCCGCAACCATCGACTGGCCTGCACCACCGGCCTGATCAATACCCAGACCACCACCCGCCGCCATCGGGCGGTTTTTTTGTGCTCGGAGAAAGCCATGCCCGTTACCCAGCAGCAACTGCTGCAGATACTCCCTAACGCCGGCGACCAAGCCGGCGTTTTTGTTCCTGTGCTCAACACAGCGATGAATGATTACCAGATCGTCACCACGCAGCGCGTTGCAGCGTTCCTGGCGCAAGCTGGTCACGAGTCAGGCCAACTGCGGTCGGTGGTCGAGAACCTGAACTATGGCGCACAGGCCCTAGTCGCCACCTGGCCCAGCCGGTTTACTCCGGACCTGGCCGCGCAGGTCGCCCGGCAGCCGGAGCAGATCGCGAACATCGTCTACGCATCGCGTATGGGTAACGGCGATGCATCGTCTGGCGATGGTTGGAACTATCGCGGTCGCGGGCTGATCCAGATCACCGGTCGCAGCAACTATCTTCAATGCAGTCTCGGGCTGTTCGGCGACGAACGCCTGTTGCAGCAACCGGAACTGCTGGAACAACCGCAATGGGCCGCCGAGTCGGCGGCCTGGTTCTGGGAGCAACAAGGGTTGAACGCACTGGCCGACGCCGATCAGTTCAACAGCATCACCCGCAAGATCAACGGCGGCCTGAACGGCCTCGAAGATCGACTGCAAATCTGGGCCCGGGCGAGGGCGGTGCTATGCGCCTCCTCGACCTGATCCCGGCGCCCTGGCGCCTGGGCGTTGTCGTCGCACTGCTGGCCTTGTTGGCCGGTGGTGCGGCGGCCTGCGCCTGGCACATTCAAGACTGGCGTTACGGCCAGCAACTGGAGCATCAAGCCCGGTTGCAGGCCGACACGCTCAACCAGATTTCCCTCGCCGCGGCCGCGCAACAGCG